ATATAACAACACAAATAGAAAATCACATAAATAATCGAACAAAATGACATATACAATCAAATTTTTACAATTTTATAAAGAATTTTTTGAAGAAGATGGTTATACATGGACTTTACAAGAAGTAAAACAGAAGTTGATCGAAGACAATATAAAAGAGTATTCAATATAATAAAATAAAATGAAAAAATATGAATCAAGTCTTGAAGAATTTGCAAAAAATCCAGTTGGAAAAATAAGAGTTATTGTCGATACAATGACAACAGATTCCAAAAAAGCTAACAGAATCATGACAGTTCTTGCAAATGAATTAACAAGCGATGAAATAAACAATTTTTATAAACAATTAAAACTAAATATATGAAAACAAAACATTATCACAACACAAACAATTTGCGAACAGATGACTTAAAAATAAGTATTGAAAAATGCAAAACACAAGAAGAAGTTATTTACAATATTTTTCGTAATCAAATTAGATTAACTCCTTCAAAGGCTTGGACAATTTATGAAAAAGCAACTAATAAAAATGTTCCAATAACTAGTATTAGAAGAGCGATTTCAAATTTAAGTAAACAAAATCTATTATATAAAACAGAACAAACTAAAAGAGGTATTTTCGGAAAACCTGAACATGAATACGTTTTGTCAGTTGAATCAATTATTATTGAAAAAATGAATAATGTCTAAAAAGACGCAAACTATCAGTAAATTAAAAAAAAAGTTAGACTCTATATTTAGTAAATTTATAAGACTAAGAGAATCTAAAGACGGACAAGCAATCTGTTTTACATGTCAAAAACAAGATTCGTGGAAAAAACTACAAGCAGGACATTTTCAAAGTAGAAGACATCAATCAACACGTTGGTGCGAAATAAACGTACAAAATCAATGTGTAAAATGCAACATTTACTCACAAGGGGAACAGTATAAATTTGCTAAATTATTAGATATTAAATACGGAGAAGGAACAAGTGACAAACTGGAGCTTAACGCAAGAAAAATTACAAAATTAGCAAAGTGGGAAATTGAAGAATTAATTCAAGAATATACAGAAAAAGTAAAAGTATTAACAAATGAAGGTTAATAACTTTTATTAATATTAAATTTTTTCAAATGTTCTTTTTTATAAACTTGTTGTGTGAAAATAACATTTATAAATCATGAACATGAAATTATAATTAAATCATACCTTGAAATGATTTTTACTTCTGTCGAAGAAGTTACAAAAGACAACTCTAAATTCAAGGATTTTCTAGACATCAGTAACGTTATTATTGACTATCATAATCAATACGGAGAAATATACGAAAACGCAAATTTTAACGACTTTTTAATGATTATACCTGTAAATTTTTCGACTATGGTTTCGGGTTTTTTATGCGGATTAGAAAACGAAACTAACGCTTCTACTGTAAGAATAACAAGACATGTTTTAAGTGAATACGGATTAAAAGTCATGTCCGATCTAAAAAAATTAAATCCTGTTCATGACTAAAATTTACAATAAAATAGCAAGTCTAAGAAATGTATATGTTAAAATAGCTTTACAATTTTGTAAAAATAAATATAAATGTGAAGACGCTGTTCAAATGTTATTCGAATATTTTTTGAATATGAATAAAGAAGTATTGAAAAATATATATAAAAAAGATAAAGAAAAAGGATTAATTGCTTACGGAGCTGTTGTTTTGAGAAGAAGTTTTACAAGTAAGACAAGTTCATATTATTATAAATATAGAAGGTATTACGATGTTATTCACGGCGGAGAACGACACAAAGATTATACAACAGAAAAACACGCAATGTATACTGAAGGAGTAGAAGTTGCAAAATGGGAAATGTTGGAAAAAATAGACAAAGAACTAGACACAATATATTGGTATGATCGAGAAATATACAAAATATATTACAGTCCAGAAAAACAAACTCTCGATTCAATTGCTAAAAAAACAGGAATTTCAAGAAATAGTTTATTCACAACTTTAGATAATGTTCGTATTCACTTAAAATCTAAAATAAAAACAGATGAGTAATTTTTTTGTAGAAAAAGAAATATTTCAAGAAAGGATTAATATTTGTAGAAGTTGTAATTATTATTTCAAACCTACTGGAAATTGCAAACGTTGTGGGTGTTTTATGAGAATCAAAGCCAGTATTTCCGTTATGGAATGTCCAGAAAAAAAGTGGTTAAAAGTCAATAAAATTGACAAAGTTGGAGAACTGCCAAAACATTTGATTGAAGAAGCTTTACAAATACATGAAGGAATCAAAACAGGACAAGCAAAAAATCAAGAATATAAAAGACGAGCTGTTGAGTTATACAATATAATTTATAAAACTAATTTTAATAAAAATTCTAATTGTTCAAGTTGCCTAAAACAAGTTTGGCAAGGAATAAATAAAATATACAAAAAATATGGAGAAAAGTAAATATTATTATGATTATAAAAGAAACATTGACGAGTATAGAGTCGATGAAAGAGTTCCAGAATATTACAAAGGGTTAGAAGGATATGAAGCGAGAAAAGTTTGCGACAATTTTTGTCTAACCTATCATTTAGGAACTGCGGTAACTTATATTTTAAGATCATATAAAAAACATGAAACACCTGTGGAATGTCTGCAAAAAGCAATAAATCACTTACAATTTGAAATCGAAAATTATGAAAAAAATAAACTGGAAAAACGCAGGTCGGAAAAAGTCGAGTTATAAAAAACCGAGAATAATAAACGATTACGAAAATTTAGAGGACAAAGTTATGACAATTCCAGAAATTGTAAAACATGACTATGGTTTCGAGTTTCACTTTGGTTTTGAATGCGACAGTGACTTAAAAGAAAGAACATTTTCTCGAACAAAATGGACACCTTTGTATCGTGATTATAAAAGAAAACAAAACTAATGGAATTTATAAAACATTTATTCGGATTTTGTGGAGAACCCCACCCTAATATATTTACAATTTTATTTGGAACACCTGTGTTGGGTTATTATTTATATAAATTTAGAAATAAAAAGAAATGAAATTTATTTGTGAAATATGCGGAAATGAATTGAATCTTTATAAAGTAAAGTTTGTTTCAGAAAATAATAAATTAATATGTAAAAAAGCAGTTTGTTGTAATAAATATATGACGCAAGTTAAGTCTGGAGAATACGAGGGGTTTCCAGATATTAAAAGAAACGACTCAGCGTTAAATACAGGTGACAAGTTGTGGAACGATTTTAAGCATAATAATGTCGAATAAATAAAATTAAAAAAAATATATTATAAAGTATGATAACAAAAAAAGTAAAAATTAACAACATAAAATCAAATGAAGTAAATCCACGTTTCATAAAAGATAATAAATTTAACAAATTAGTTAAAAGTATTAAAGAGTTTCCAGAAATGTTAAAATTACGGCCGATTGTAGTAAATAAAGAAATGATTATACTCGGCGGAAACATGAGACATAAAGCTTGTATCGAAGCAGGATTGAAAGAAGTTTATATTACAGTTGCAGAAAATCTAACTCCAGAACAAGAAAAAGAATTTATTATTAAAGACAATGTAGGATTCGGTGAGTGGGAGTGGAATCTTTTAGCGAATGAGTGGAACAGTGCAGAGTTAGTTGACTGGGGACTTGATGTCTGGCAGAATATCGATGACATGGAAATATCGGACGACTTTAGTTTGCCAGAAAATGAGAAAGAACCTTTTCAACAAATGACTTTTACTTTAGCAGATCAACAAGTCGATTATATAAAAGAACAAATTAAATTTATAAAATCAGCAAAAAGTAATATATTTGACGAAACATTTGGAAACGAGAACATGAACGGAAACGCAATCTATGAAATTGTAAAAGAGTGGGTAGAGCAAAGGAAATAAAAGTAAAAGTAATTAATTCATCTATTGCGAATGAATTTATTAAACAACATCACTATAGTGGAAAAGTTGTAAATAATTCAATTCTACATTTTGGTTGTTTTTTAGACAATAAGCTTGGTGGAGTAATGTCTTACGGAAATCCTATTGACAAAAGAAATATATTAAATTTTGTTGAAACAACTAACAAAGGAATGAATGCGAAGTGGAATGAAATGTTAGAATTAAACAGAATGGGTTTTTCTTCACTGTTGCCTAAAAATAGTGAAAGTAGATGTATTAGTATAAGTATAAAATTAATTAAAAAAAACGCGCCACAAATAAAATGGATTCTAAGTTTTGCAGACGGAACGCAGTGTGGAGACGGAACAATATACAGAGCGTCAGGTTTTTATTTGACAGCTATAAATAAAAATTCAACAATCTATAAATTACCGAGTGGAGAAACTATTGCAAAGCATGGAACAAGTAAAAAAAATTTTACAGGAGCTGAAAAATTAAAAGGTTATCAATTGCGGTATATTTATTTGATTGATAAAAAAAGTAAATTAAATGTAGAAAATCTTCCATACTCGACAATAAAAGAAAAAGGAGCGGGTATGTATTTAGGAAATACGCGTCAATAGCTTAACGGTTAAAGCGTCTCACAATCCAGTGAGAAGATGGAGTTCGAATCTACCTTGACGCTCAAATTTTTTGTAAAATGGAACAAAATAGAACAAAGATTAACAAGGAAAGAATGTTAAAAGCTTTAGAATCTTCACTTGGAGTTATAACAACAGCTTTGAAAAAAACAGAATTGTCAAGAACTAATTTTTATAAATGGATAAAAGAAGACAAAGAGTTTGCAAAGAAAGTTGAAGAAATAGAAAATGTCCAGAAAGATTTTGTAAAGTCAAAATTTTTAGAAGCTGTATCTGACAAAGTTCCGAGCGTTTTAATTCATGCAACGAAACATGTTTTAGGTTGGAATGAAACAAAAAAATTAGATATAACTTCAAACGATGAACCTATAAAAATTAACATCAAAATAGACGGCGTTGAATATTAACCCAAACTTTAGCAAAACTCAAGGACAAGCAATAAAGTATTTATTTGACAAGGAGACAAGCGAAGTTTTATTTGGTGGAGCGGCAGGGGGTGGTAAAAGTTATATTGGGTGTAGTTTTATTATTATTAATTGTATTAGATACCCAGAAACGCGGTGGTTGATCGGTCGTAGTAAGTTGGATTCACTTAAAAAAACAACACTAAACACATTTTTTGAAGTTTGTAAAAGTTGGAATATAATTTCTGGAAAACATTACAATTTTAATGCTAGTTCAAATATTATAAAATTTTATAACGGTTCGGAAGTTTATCTTAAAGACTTGTTCATGTATCCATCAGACCGAAACTTTGACAGTTTAGGAAGTTTGGAAATATCTGGAGTATTCATTGACGAAGCAAATCAAATAACAGAGAAGGCAAAAAACGTTGTTAGTTCTCGTATTAGATATAAATTAGACAAATACAATTTAATTCCTAAAATGATATTAACTTGTAATCCATCAAAAAACTGGACATATACAAGCTATTATCGACCGGCAAAAGAAAACAAACTTCCGAATCATAGAAAGTTTATACAATCTTTAGTTGACGACAATCCTTTTATTTCTATTCATTATAAAAGTCAATTACAGAAATTAGACGAATTATCAAAACAAAGATTACTTTACGGGAACTGGGAATATGACGCGAGCGAAGACAATCTAATAAATTACGATTCGATATTGAATTGTTTTGAAAATACTGGAGTAGAAGGAGAAAAGTATATTACTTGTGACGTTGCACGTTTTGGTGTAGATAAAACTGTAATTATGGTTTGGAACGGATTGCATGTAATTTATACAAAAAGTTATGACAAATCTTCTATAACTGAAGTTGCGAATCATATTAAAACATTACAACAAAATCATTTAGTAAATTTAAGAAACATAATTTTAGACGAGGACGGAGTTGGAGGGGGTGCGGTAGATATGCTTCGCTGTAAAGGTTTCCAAA